CTCCTGAAATGCTCCGGCTTCGGTATGCTAACTATCCGAAAGATTATTTTATGGGTATACTCCCGAATTCTCAATATGGTTCGGTAGCTGTTTTACCTGGGCTATATAACCCTAATGGTACCTCTAACTCTATTGTTGCTGTTGGTAATCCTAATGTGGACTATATCGTTAATTCTGCTTCTTCTACGTCTGTCGTTTCTTCTGGTACGTTCACCTCTCAGCGTGCTGTCCAGCTTAATTCTGACCTTTCCGCCCTCTCAATCCGTGCGACAGAGTATTTACAGCGTTGGAAAGAAGTAGTACAATTCTCTAGTAAGGATTATTCGGATCAGATGGCCGCTCAGTTTGGTATTAAAGCCCCTGAATACATGGGAAACCATTGTCATTATATTGGAGGTTGGTCAAACGTGATCAATATTAATGAAGTCTTGAATACTAACTTAGAATCTGATAACTCTCAAGCTGTCATCGCTGGTAAAGGTGTAGGTTCTCAGTCTGGTCATACGTTAACTTATGATTGTGGTGCTGAACATCAAGTGATTATGTGCGTATATCATGCTGTTCCTCTGGTTGATTGGAACTTGACAGGCCAGAATCCTCAATTGACTGTTACGTCTATTACTGATTTCCCCCAACCTGCTTTCGACCAGTTAGGCATGCAGGCTGTCCCTGCTCTGAATCTTCAGAACAACCCGTCTCGTACTGTATCTGGTCCTCTTGGTTATAATCTTCGGTACTGGCAATGGAAGTCTAATATTGATACTGTTCACGCTGGTTTCCGTTCTGGTATGGCTTACCAGTCTTGGGCCGCTCCTATTGATGGCTGGTCTATTCTTACGTCTTCTGGCTCTTGGGCGTATAAGTCTATGAAAGTTCGTCCTCAACAATTGAATTCTATTTTTGAACCTCAAGTTTCTGGTTCTAATTGCTCTGTGGCTTACGATCAACTCTTGTGTAATGTCAATTTCCAGGTTTATGCTGTTCAGAATTTGGATAGAAATGGTTTACCTTATTAAATTTGCTTGTTATGAGAAATTTTGCTTATAGAAATGAGAATTTTGAAAAAGACACGTACGTTCCTGAATTAGAGGAAGGTAATCCGTGTTATCAGGCTTCTGCTTATGACTCTGTTATGTATGATGAAACTCCTGATGGTGATTTGATTCAGTGCGATATGACTCAGATCCTTTTGAATCAGGAAAAATACCGTCGTCTCCTTGGTGATATGAATGTGAATAACATTTTGGCCCAGATGCACCCTACTCAGTCTACTACGATGGATCAGATGACGGATGAAGAGCGTTTCGAATGTGTTATATCTCGTCATTGTCAGACTATGTCTGAACGTCAGGCTGTATTGTCTGAATTAGCTTCTCAGCATTCAGAATTGACTGAGTTTGCTAAGTCTATGTTGGCAGAGCAAAGTGCAGAGCCCGCTCCTAATGCGTCCGCCCCTGCACCTAGTGTTTAATGGGTCTATTCGATGCTATCGCCTCCACTGTCGGTAATCTTACCGATAATGTGTTAGGCATGGTTAACCAAAATCATCAGAATAAGGTTAACCTCCGTATGATGCGTGAGCAGAATTCGTTTAATGCCGAGCAATCTCAGCTACAGCGTGATTGGCAAGAAAGAATGTGGGATATGAATAATGCCTATAATTCTCCGGATGCTATGATTACCCGAGGCTTGAATCCGTTTATTCAAGGCTCTGCCGCTATGGCTGGCTCTAAAGCTCCCGCCTCTGGCGGTGCTGCCGCTACTGCCGCCCCTGTTCCATCTATGCAGGCTTTTAGGCCTAATTTTTCTAATGTCTTTAATAGTTTGGCTTCCCTTGCTCAAGCGAAAAAGGCGCAATCAGAATCTAATAATATTGATGCTATTACCCCTCTAATTGCTAATTATTATAAAGGTCTGACAAATTGGAAGAATCTGGCCATCGGTGAGTCTGGTTTTTGGAATAAGGAAACTGGTCGTATTTCTGCTTCTTTGGACCAGTCTACAGAAGCTCAAGAACTGAAAAATCTCCAGTTTGCTGAACGTCTGTCTGCTGCTCAGGAGACTCAGATTCTTTTAAACTCTGATGCTCAACATGTATTAAACCGTTATCTTGATGAACAGCAGCAAGCCGACCTTTTTATTAAAGGTCAGACCTTGACTAATCTTCAATTGAACGGTGCTCTTACGGAGAAACAGATTCAGACCGAACTCCAGCGTGCTATCCTGACGGCTGCTCAGGCCTCTGGTCAAAAGATTTCTAATGATATTGCTACGAAAACTGCTGACTCTTTGATTAAGGCCTCGAACGCTGCTTATCAATTACAGTATCGTGATGCGACTTATGATTCTGCTAATGTTAAATTACGTAAGCATGTTCAGTATAATACCGCTAAGGCTCAGCAAAAACTATATGAATATGGTGCCGATTTAACTCGGAAAAGGGCCCGTACCCATTATTGGGACTCTGTCTCGCAAGGAATTGGTTCTGTAGCCTCCGGTGCTGGTAATATAATTGGCTCTTTTCGCCCTGGTCGTAACACTACAATTTATAACGGTTGGTGAACTAAAAGCCCATCACGGCGTTTGAGTGATATACACCCGCCGCCCGCGCAGGGCCTGATCGAAAAACGGAGCGGAGCGACTTCCTTAGAGAAGCGTTCCGCTTCGGTATTTTAGCACGTAGGTGCGCAAAGGCAGGTTCTATCTGACCTGCCGTGTCTATACACCCTGTATACATCCACTTTGTTATTCAAGCGAAGCCCCTAGTTGTGTCCGAAGGAAATTTGAGTTATCATCTCAAATTCGGCCCTTCTTGTCTATAAACGCACAACTCACACCCTAATCGTACAATAAAAAAACTCCGAAATATTTTGTTTATTCAAAAATAATGCTTTCCTTTGCCCCTGTAGAAACCAACTCATTATTTTATTAATATTATTAACATTTAAAATTCATACAATTATGCAGAAATTTATTATTTCAGTTAAAGGAAAATCTACTGGTTGTGATGTTGTTCCGCCTTATATTGTCAATTCTCTCGATGGTCTTGGAAGTTATTCTGAGCGAATGTCTTCGTTGGGCTTTATCATTATTGTGGATTCGATTAAAGAAGAAAATGATTTTGTTTATTTTAAATCTCAAGACGATGAAAAGTAGTAATATCTGGAAAATTGTTATTGGCGCTGTTTCTGCTGCTTTAGGTTACATTCTTAATGCTATTGGACTATGAATTATACTCTTATGCATTTTCTTGAGTACTTGTTGTATTCTAATGTTCATTTTTCTGTAACTAGTGCCAGGCGTACTCCTGAGCAGAATAAAGCTTGCAATGGCGCTCCGAATTCTCAGCATCTTGTAGGTGAAGCTGTTGATATTAAGCCTTATGGTTCTACTACGTTTAATAAGTTGCTTGAAGAGATTCATTTTTTTTCTGATAATGTTTCGCCATTTGACCAGCTTATTATATATCCGACATTTATTCATGTTTCGTTCTGTTCACGTAATCGTCGACAGGTAATAGATAAACGTTAATACTTATGAAATATACTCCGGAATTGCTTAAAGCTGTTGACCATTGTCAGCATCGTTCATTTATTACCAACAAATATACCGGTAAGCGTATCGCTGTAGATTGCGGTCAATGTGACTACTGTATCCACAAGCGGGCTCAAAAGGCGTCCATGCGTGTGAAGACCGCTGGAAGTGCCTTCGAACATTGTTGGTTTGTTACGCTCACCTATGATAATGAACACATTCCTCTATTCAATTGTGAAGTATACTATTCTGAATATGATGATGTTTTAAGTGATTCCGGTGTTGTTCATGGTTATGAGAAACATGCTTATGTTCCGGTGTCTAAGTTTTGCACCACTAATCCTCAGCGATTGCAGCATATATACTTTACACAAGTGCAAGGTACAGTACCTTATAATCGTGAGACAGGTCAATATGAGCCGATTAGAGATAATTGGTTTCTTTCTATGGATGCTATCCGTTCCTTTATTGATAAGACGCAGTCCGCTACGCCTTACGGTAAGGATGGAGAGCTTTCCTGTAAATACGGTAATAATCTTATCCCTTATCTGAATTATGTGGATGTTCAGAATTATATTAAACGATTACGTAGACATTTAGATAGATATACCAATGAAAAGATATCTTTTTACGCTGTGGGAGAATATGGCCCAGTCCATTTCCGCCCGCATTTCCATTTGTTACTATTCTTCAACTCGAAGGAAATCGCCAATGTCCTTCGAGAGTGTCATAGTAAAAGTTGGAAGCTCGGTCGTTCAGATATCCAACGTTCCAACGGTGGATGTTCATCGTACGTTGCGTCGTACGTTAACAGCTTGGCTTCTGCTCCCTCTCTTTATAAATCATGCCGCTCGTTTAAACCCCGGTCCAGAGCCTCTCTTGGATTCTTTGAAAAAGGTGAGACATTCGATGAAGGTGAAGATGTCTATGCGCAAATTGAAACGAAAATCGATTCAGTCATTAATGGACGAGAGTATAACTTTAATGGCATCGTTGTCAACTCGACTCCCCCCTTATCGTATATCCGTTCCTTACTCCCCAGATTCTCAGGAGCTCGCAGTGATGATTCTGTTGCGATATATAGAGTTATTAGTGCTGTTGGAACAGCGCCGAAAAGAATCGCACGCTTCGGTATCATAGATTATGATAGTGATTCTATCTTGTCTATCGTGCGTGCTTACTATAAATATATAACTTTAAATCATATCTTGACTGATGATGATAAAATTATATTACATAATGCTAGGTGCCTTACTAGGTTCGTTAACGGTTCTAGTGATGTCGATGTTGAATATTTTATTAATAAGCTATATCGGCTGTTCCTTCATGTCGCTAAGTTCCTCCGGAATTGGCATCTCCCTGGCATCGGTGATGATTTGTATCCTTATGCCGCCCGTATTAATTTTATCATTAAAACAGGAATAGACTATGAAAAGAAAGCGGACTATGTACGAATGTGTAATTCGTTGCGAATACAAGAAACATGTGAATTCCCTTTATTGCGATATTTTTACCTACCAGCCTCAGGATGTGAAAGGTCGATTGTTAAGGAGGAAGAAGACGGAACCTTTTCCAACTACACTATTCGAGATGTTATGGCCGGAATCAAACCCACCGTCTTATACTTTGATGACCCCCGAAAATTATTACTTTCCCCAGCTCTTTCTCGTCTGGTCGGACCATCCTTTAAAGCCTCGCAACCTGCAAATTACAACGATTTGTGCGACGACTTACAAAGGTGTCTTTATAACCGTGCATCGAAGTTCTGCCGTGATATGATTAAACATAAGAAGCTAAATGATGCTAACAATATATTTAACCGTATGGTCTAATTTAATTAAATTAATTAACAATGAGTGATTTTAATCCGCTAGACCGAGCGAAAGTTGCCGTTCATCGCTCTTCCTTTGACTTGTCTAGTAAAAAGTTGTTTACGGCGAAAGTTGGTGAAATTCTGCCCGTCTATTGGCAGATTGCTATCCCCGGTAATAAATACCGTATTTCCTCTGATTGGTTTACCCGTACTGTTCCGGTAAACACTGCTGCGTACACTCGTATTAAAGAGTATTATGACTTCTACGCTGTGCCGTTACGTTTGATTTCTCGTGCTCTTCCTCAGGCGTTTACTCAGATGACTGACTACATGACGTCTGCTGCTAGTAATACTGCTAATACGGAAATGTTGACCTCTGTTCCGAATACTACGTTAAATCTTTTGTCTTTAAGTCTTCAAGCGATTAACGGCAATGACGTTTTTGACGATGCCGGTTTGCCATATGTCTATGGTGCTTCTAAGATATTGGATTTGCTTGGATATGGTTCATTCCTTGCTTCTTCTAATACCGCTAAAGCTGCTATCACTAAGGCTTATTTAGGTCTAGATTCTCTCGGTGATTCTTCTAATCCTTTGATTTACTCTAAGAGTCAGACTGTGAATCTTCTTCCATTGCTTACCTATCAAAAAATTTATTATGACGCTTTTTCAAATTCTCAATGGGAAAAACACCTGGCTTATGCTTATAATGTTGACTATTGGGACGGTAAATCGCAGTTAAGTCTTGCTCCTGAAATGCTCCGGCTTCGGTATGCTAACTATCCGAAAGATTATTTTATGGG